CGCATCCCGGGAGTCGATTGCCCCCGCGTTGGCCGGAACCGCCTTCTGATCGACCGGGAACCGGAAGGTCTCAACCACCTCCACCTCGTTACCTGATGCTTTCGTGAAGTCCGCGAGCGAGCCGTACTCCGAAACGTGCGGTTCATCGAGCGGGTCCGGGAACGCCTCCAGATACCAGTCGATGTACACCCCTGCCTCCGGGAAATCGATGCCGACCCCGAGCACGTCGGCCTCGTACTGACCTGCCTCGCCCTCACTGGGCCGGACCAGGAAGAGGTCGGCCCCGGTCTCGCCGGCGTCGACGTCGGCCTTCTGGTCGAGGACGGAGAGGGCTTCCCCGCACTTCGGGCAGTCCCCACCAATGTCTGACCACCGGCCCTCGGTCTCGAACGTGACCCCGGCCTTCGCGCAGGTTATCTCGCCGGTTCCGGGGTCCATGTCGTGACCGTTCGCCATCGGGTCGGCCTTCTGGTCGACGTCACCCGTGGCCTCGTAGTACAGCCCCCGGTCGTCGCTCTTCACCTCGGCGTCCTCCGGTGCCTCGTCCATGTTCCCGGGCGTCAGGTATACCTTCCGGGTCTCACCCGGGGGTTCGTCCCCGGACTTCTCCGCTCCACCGCCCCCCTTACCACCTTCTTGGACGGGTGAGGCGACTAGGTCGACGTCGTCGGATTCCGGTTCGACGTCCGGATGGCACTCGGGGCACATGAAGTTCCCCTTGATCCGTGTCCGGTTGTCGCACTTTCGGCAGACCTTCGGGAGCTCCAGCTCCGCTTCACGTTTCGCCTCGAGGCCGGCGTAGTCGAGCAGCTGCTCGTAGGTCTGCGGGACCTGTTGCTCGTAGTCGCTGATCGCCTTCGCGGTGTCCAGGAGCTCGTACCGCTCCTCCTTCTCGAGCCCGCACTTCAGGGACTCGTTGCAGATGGCGTACGCCGACTCCCGGTCATGCCCCTGGGCCATGACCTGCCGGACGCAGGAGTCCAGCTCCGCGCCCTTCCGCTCACCGGGAGCCGCCTCGGTCACCATGCTTTTCATCCGGTCGTACCAGTCCGCGAACGTCTCGCTGACTGTCATGGTCAGGCATCCGCCTCCACGAAGGTCCCGAAGCCGGCGACCGGGCCGGCACCGTCGTCAGCCTTGAACGACTCCACAAACGTGTGACGTTCATGCGGATGTACAACGAAATCGTTGTCGTAGGAGAGCTCCGGGAAGAACCGGTCGGCGGCCTCCTCGACCAGCTCCTTAAGCTCCGGGAGCGTTCGGGTTTTCCCGCCGAACGCGGGGTCGGTCTGCTCTTTCAGCCACACGCAGGCGTCAGTGGTCCGGCCGTCATCCGGGGTCCCCGGGCCGGTCCACTTGAACTTCTTCCCGGTGGCCTCCTCGTCACCGGCCTGCTGTTTGTACGTCTCCTCCCGGGTCTTGTTGAGCACCCGCGAACTTTCGGTTCGGGCCCAGGTCTCGGCCTTCTCCCGGGCGACGTCGAACTGCTCCTCGATGGCGTCGGTCATCGACTCCAGCAACCAGCCCTGGGGTTGGGTCAGCTCCTCCCGGAACACGTCCTCAAGCTCATCGATCTGCGATGAGGTAAGGTCCTGGATTCGCTCACTTATGACGTCGTACTTTTCGAGGACCGTGTCGAGCGCGTCCTGGACGAACTCCGGGACGACGTCCGCTTCATCCCAGAACGGCTCGGCCTTCTGCTCGGGCCCGTTGGCCCAGACGATGTGCTCGTGCGCGTCGGCGAGCTTGGAGGCCAGCTGGTCCAGCTCGCCGTCGCTAAAACCCCCGAACGCGGCCTCCGGCCCATCGACGGTTTCCTCGGCGTCCTCGCTGAAGAAGCCCCCACCGCCGCCGCCGTCGTCAGCCGCCTCCTCGAACTCGCCGTCGGCGATCTCCACCTCGTCGTCCTCCCACCGGGCGTCGAGGCCGGCGTCGGCGGCCGACTGCCCGAGGTCGACCTTGGCCTGCCGCTGCTCGACGTCGGTGTCCTGCGGCGGGATGAACGTCACCCGGTAGTCGGTGAGCCCGATCAGCTTGGCGAGCCTGTCCAGCGGCCCGGTGGTGAGGTCGTGCTGCCGGGTGGCGATGCCGCGGTCGGTCACCTCGAGCTGCAGGCCCTCGTTGTTGAGGCCGCCGGCGTCCTCGAGCTCGCTGTCGAAGACGTCCGTCACGTCCCAGGCCTGTCGGATGTCCGACTTGAACTGTTTTTTCAGCTGCTCATCCTGCCCGAGCAACTCGTCGTTCATGAGGTCGATCACCTGGACCTCCGGCGTCGACTGACTCTCCCCGGAGTACTCGTTCATCATGATTTGCTGACTGTACGGGTTCTCCTTCGCGTCCTCCTCGGCCTGCTTGAAGTTCCGCTCCCAGGTGTCCGGGTTCGTCGTGTGAACGACCATGAACTTGTTCGGGTAGCGGTCACTCGAGGGGTCGTAGAAGGCCGCCCCGTACACGTCCATCCAGTGGAGGATGGACTGTTTGAGCCAGACGTGGTGGGCCGGCGAGAGCCCGTCCTTCCCGTTAAGCCGTGGGTACCAGAACGCCCAGTCGATCACCTCGTCATCGAAGTAGTACTTCTCCGGGGTCCGGGTGGTCGCCCCGCCGTCTTCCTTCTCGACGTAGAACACCTCCTGGAGCGTGGCGTGACACCGTGGGCAGCGGCCCGGGCTCCGGGTGACGACCGACGCCTCGTGCGGTGGGCGGTGGATGGGGCAGGCATACCAGTAGTTGCCGATGCGGCCGTTTTCATCGACCACCGGGACCACGCGCTTCGGGTCAGCCCGAACGAGCTCATCGACCCCTTGGTAGAGGATCTCGCCGGCGTTGAACACGGTACTGTCCCCGCGGGCGATGGCGTAGTCCCACTTCACGACGTGCATCCCGACCCCGAGCCGGGCGTGATCGTCCTCGCAGTTCTTGTACAGGTCCCGGAGGGATTGGCCCTCCTTGTTAACCGACTCGAAGAGCTGCTCGGCGTCCCGCTTCTGCCGGGGGTCCGGCGCCCGCAGCTGCCCCTGGTAGTGTCCGGGGTCGATCTCGTCGAGGTCCCGCGGCGGGTTCGGGTCAATACCTTCGCTCACGAGGTGGGCACGCGTGCACTCGATGCAGGCCTCGACGTCCTCGTCGTACTCGGCCATACAGTCCTCACACTTGTCGACGAACCGGGGCTCGAGGATGGGGAACTGGTTACGGAAGAGCTCCCGGCGGTACTTTCGGGCGGCCAGCGCGATCTCGTAGCCGTCAAGGGCCAGCGCCTCGAGCTGGACCATCCCGAGGTCGGTGAACACGTCGTTGAACCGGCGGACCGGCCCGCCGTCCCGGGTGTCGTTCGAGTCTTCCCCGGTGGGGTCAGGGGTCGTTGCCTCGGGGTCGCTGTCGGTTTGCTGATCGAGGCTTTTCGTGACCGCTTGCTGCGCGAGGCCTTCGTTGTAGGGCGCGAGCAATACTGCCCGTCCTTCGGAGTCCGTGCCGAGCCGCTGTACCGGGGAGTCTGGTGCCGAGCTCATGAGTGGTGGTGGGCGTTGGGTGTACCTTTGTACCCATACCCGGGCGTATCTCGAGGACGCCGGCGGGCCCCCGCGGCGTCGGTTACCCGATGAGGACGCCTGGGCCGCGGCACGTTGCCTGCGCCAGCCACAGCACCACGGCGGACAGCACCATGACGAGGCCGAGCCACACGGCGACCTTGAGGTGCCCACGGTACGACATTATCGAACGCCCTCCTCCTCCCCTTCATCTTCTTGCCCGTCGGCGTCCGGCGGCGTCCCCCAGAAGTCAGACAGTATCCACGCCAGCGGGTTCTCCGGGTCGAAGATAACGTACTTCCAGCCCTCATCGCGAGTGAGCCGGTAGCCTTCCTCCCGGACCTCCCCCGCATCGTCCCCGGCCGCGCCGTCCATACCCTACCCTTTGTACGGATGGCCGGGGGTAGTCGCCGGGCCTGCCTCGACTCACTGACCGTCTTCGTCGGCTTGGTCGGCCCCGATCTCCTCTCGGAGCTCCTCGACGTCAGCGTCCTCGAGGACGTCCTCGACGGTGAGCTCGTCGTCCACCTCGGGCTCCAGTCGGCCGTACCGGGCGTTGGCGTTGGCGGTGAAGGTGTACTCGCCATCGTACGCGTCGGCGACCCCGGCGAGCGCGTCGGTTACGGCCTGGCGGTGGTCGTCGGTGAGGTAGTCCGCGACGAAGTGTTGGCAGGCGAGTTCGTACTTGAACGCCCGGAGGTCCCCCGCGCAGTTCGAGCACAACCGCTCGCCGGTCTCGAGCCGATGGTAGGTTACCTCGGCAGCGGATTCCTCGCCTGGGACCTTGCACAGCAGGCACAGCTGGTCCTTCACGGCCCGGCGGGGGAGCCGGAGGTCCCGCCGGCACTGGCCACACCGAACCGAGTGCGGCGGGCGGTCCATCGCCTGCGGGTCGTCACCCGCCCAGGGGACGTCGACGGCCGCCCCGCAGCTCGGGCAGTGCGATACATCTGGGTAGGCGTCCGGGTGTCTGCTCCACCGAACGCGGTTGGGTGTCTCTTCAGTCATGGCGTTTTCTTCGTGTACAACCCCCGACAGTACGGGCATAGCCAGCCGCCATCGTCGCCGGGCTTGATCGACGCGAAGTCACCGCACTCCTCGCAGTGACCCCAGACCGGCCGGCTCATGTCGGGAGGTCGCTCATATCGAATTCACTGTCGGTTACCTCTTCGCTGCTGACCCCACGGAGCGCGATCTCCGTAGCGTCCAAGCGGTCGTCGTGCGACCCGGTCGGGAAGCTGACCCACTCATCGGTGAACGACTGCCACTTCTGCGAGGCCCGCTTCCGGGCCTCCTGCTGCTCAAGGTCGCCCTGGCCGGCGAGCCCCTGGTCGACGATCTTGACCCGGCCCGCCTCAAACCGAGAGGCCATCGAGATAACCCGCTCTTCCTTCGAGCCCGACGACGAACTCCGGTGGAACCGGATGTCCTCTTCGCGGGCCTCCTGGACGAGCCACCGTTGGGCCTGGTTACTCTCGACGAGGACCTTGCTGACCGGCTGCCCCCAGGTCTGTTCAACGCCGTTGAGGACGGTCCGTATCCAGCCGAGCGCCCGCTTCATGCTGACCCCGCGCTTCCGCTCGAGTTCCACGACATAGCTGACGTTCGACGGCCGGTGATCCGCGACGACGGCGACCGACCACCAGTCCGAGTCCCCGCGGGCCGCCTTCTCGGCGTCGTCCTCGACCGCGACGTCGACGCCGGCGAGGAACCGCAGCCCGTCGTCGGGAACCCCCGCCGGCGGGACATAGTGGAGCATATCCTGGGTGAGGACCTGTCCCTCCATCGCCCGCGGGTCGTTCTGGTTCTCACGCTTAAACACGAGGGCAGACCCATCCTCGGACTGCATCTCCGAGAGGAGCTTCTCGATGAGGTCCCGAAGCGGCCACCGTTCAGGCCACAACACGTCGACATCCCGGTCGGGCTCGATGTCAACGATGGTCTCGTTCCGCGTGTCGATCAAAGAGAGCTCGTCACCCCCGTAGGAGTGGCCGGCGTCGGTCTGGACGGTGTACTCCCCGTTCTCGATGATGGAGTAGTCGGTGATCGCCTTCTCGACGTTGACGTCCCACAGGGCGGTGTCCATGAGTTCGCTGTACAGGTCCTCCGAATGCTTCCGGGTCCCGAGGACGAGGTACACCGACTCGCCTTCCGACCCGAGGTTCTGTTGGTAGTCCTGGAACTGCGACCACCGCTTCTGTCGTTGGGTCTCGGTCCGTTGGGTCGGCCAGCTCACGATGTCGTCAAACACCAGGACGTCGTAGTGGCCGCCCGTGATTTTCGAGTCCATCCCGCGGGCCGCGATGGTCGGCTCGGCGTGATTCGCCGACCGCTCGAGGGTGAGGTTCGTCGCGTTGTCCTCCTCGATGGCGCGGCCGAACCGTGGGCCCCAGTCGGCGATGGTGTTCCGGCACTGCCGGAGCTTCTCCTTCGCCTTCGTTTCGCTCTCCATCAGGATGATGACGCGGATGTCTGGGTTTCGGAGCGCCGCCCAGGACGGGATCACATGGGAGCCGGTCTCGGATTTGCCGTGCTCTCGAGGGTACAGCCGGGCGAGCCGGCGCGGATGCCTGGTCGGGTGCTCGAGCGCCTTGTACACCGACCCCATGATTTCCCGGAGGAACGGCGGGGCGTGGTACTCGTACTCGAAGAGCCCGAGCGATGCCAGGGCCGGGTGCCGTAGCGGCTTCTCTTCGGCGAGCTTGACGAGGCGCTTGTTCTTCTTCCGGGCGGCGTCGACGCTCATGCGTCACGCCACCTCCAGGACTGGAACCGCGGGGCGGCCATCCGGTCGAGCCGCTGTCCGCCCCCTGTTGAGGGGGCTGGAGGCGGGACCTCGGGCCGTGAACCCCGGGGATGGCGCCGGCGTCGGGACACCCACGGCGTGGGGTAGGTCATTCGTCATGGCTTCGGTACATCGCGTTGTTGTGAGCGGCCAGGAGCGACCAGGTCTCGTCGGAGAGGTCCCCGCCGGCGTTCTCGAGGAGCCGGGCGACCACCTCCGAGCGTGACCGCAGCCCGCGAACTTCGCGGAGTTCGTCAAGGGCCGCGATCACCGGCTGGCCGAGCGCGAACCACACCGTATACGGCGGGGCTCCCTTGTGGAGCTGTACGTGACACGCCTGGCAGAGCGGGAGGAGGTTGTCTCGGCGGTCGTTGTCGTGATCGCCGTCCATGTGGTGTATCTTGACGTCCTCGGCGGCTCCGCAGTGGAGACACCGGTCGCCGTACAGCCGCAGCCCTTCGTCGCGGTAGTCTCGTTCCATACTTAGTTAGTGGTCGTCAGCCATCGGCCTCGTCCTCCTGGAGGAAGCGGTTGGTCGACGGCTCGGTGATCCCCGCGCCGAGCTCTCCCTTCACCCCGTGGTACAGCTGGAAGCTGGTCAGCTCCGCCGGGTAGATGCCCTCGGCCGTCCCGTCGGGTTCGGCGATCTTCGCGGCCCACTCGCCGTCGGTCGGCGAACCCCGGAGCGTCCCGGCGTCGGTCCGCTCCATGTCCACGGGGTTCCAGACGTAGAACGCTCGCGAGCTGGCCCCGGTCGGGAGCCCGTCAGACCCTCGCTTGAACCGCCCGAGGAGGACCGGCTCCATCCCGTACGCTTGGGCGTAGTCCTCGAGCTGGGTGAACTCCTCGGGGTCGACGTAGATGTACGGCTCGCTGGTGGTTTTCTCTTCGCCCGCGAACGCGATGCCGTCGTGTGCGAAGGTGACGTCCGGGAGGTCCGCTTCGGTCGCTGACCCGGAGGCCGCTGCGCGTTGGGCCCACCAGTGCCTGGTGTCCTTGAACATCCGGACGAAGGCCCGCTCGCTCCGGTCACCCATCGTCGCCCTCCGTGGTTCCATACCACTCGCGGGCCTGCTTGATGTACGCGTGGTGCTCCTCGCGGTACTCGAGCGCCCGGCGGGCGATCTCCGGCCACCGCGCTTTCGGCGGGTCTGGCTGGCCCAGGTACGGTATCCGGTCTTCATCGATCAGGTCCGGGGGCTGCCGGGCGATGGCGTACAAGCTGCAGAACTCCTCGCTCGAGGTCGGGACGTCAGCCCCGTGTTCGTCCTCGATCTCGATAGCCAGGTGGGCGAGCTCGTGATAGAGGGTCACGTTGGTCGTTCGCTCGTGTGTCGGGACCCGAATCAGCCGGTTGACCGCGTCCGCCGAGGCGTACGGGTTCCAGGCGTTGTGCTCCGTCTCGGGGTTCCGCCGGCAGGCGACGGTCACGGTCTGCCCCGCGAGCGCCGGGAAGTGATTGAGCGCCTCGCCGACCCGGCGCTTGAGGTCGGTGACTTCCTCGTCGGTGAGCCGATGCGCCACCGATTGGAGCACTCGGAAGGACGCCGTCGGGACGAGCGCCTCATTCATCGTCCCGACACTCCGAGAGGTCGATGCCGGCGTACGCACACGCCATCTCGTTGACGGCTTCGCCGAGCGTTATCTCGGTTTCTTTCGCTCGGCCTCGAGTTCGAGAGACCGATGCGTCGAGCTCCTTCTCCACGAAGCCGAGCGCGTTCTCGAAGTTCTCAATATGGTCGTCGTCGCGGAGCGTCACCGTCAGGGACTCCCGTTCACGCATCGTCGGACCTCCGTTCCTGGATCAGTCGGCACTGCCCACACGGGTAACAGTTCGAGGTGATCGCCTCCTCCCGCGCGCCGGTCTCGGCCCCGGCCCGGTGGTTGAGCTCGTGAAGCGGGTCACCCGCGTCGTCGAGCTCGTGGTAGGCCCAGGCGTTGTGCTGACTGCGGCCCGCCGGGATGAGGACGTCCTCGTCGAGTGGGCGTTGGTCGGCGGCCGCGAGCTGGGCTCGTTCGGCAGCCGACGGCTTCCCGGATGCCCGCCCCGCCGTGCAGGTGTGCTGATCGACGCTCACGACCAGCGACTCGCACTCCACGCAGTACTCGAAGGACTCCCGGACATCCCTCGGGTACGAGGCGGGCGGGTCCGTCATCGCGGTGTCACCCGAACCCGGCCCTCGGCCGGCAGGTACACCTCCCCGTCCTTCAGGAGCCGGTTGAGTGCGTCCCGCACGTTGGCCTCGCCGGCCAGGGCCCCCGGGGTTGTCTCGGTCATCGCATATCCTCCAGGTCCACTTCCTCGCCCTCGATGCGGCACCACTCTTCGAGGACCGCTTCGTCCTCGGGGTCGAGCCCGCCAACTTCTACCTGCGTCGGCGTTTCGCTGGTGAGGCCGAGCTTTTGACTGATCCGGAGGTCGGTCTTCAGGTTCGTCTCGATCTTGTCGTTGATCCGTGAGGCGAGGTCCTGGTCTTCGTCCTGCTGGGCTTGCATCTCGTACTGCCGGAGTCGTTGTCGGGCCTGCCGGAGCTCCCGGAGCCGACTCACCCCGGAGTAGTAGCTGACGTCCAGCTTGCCGACCCAGGACTCCATCCGGCTGATATCCGTTTTGACGGTCGACTCCGCGCAGTCATACTGCTCGGCGACCCGCTGGACGACCTGACTGTACTGTACCCCCATGACCACGAGCAGCTCCCAGGTCCGCTCGCGGCGCTCGCGTAACTCTTGGTTCATGCGTCTGCTACCTCTCCGTTGTCGTACACGTACTCCGTCGCGCCGTTGTGGCCGTGTATCTGGACGGCCAAACTGATCGAGGGCCGGAAGTCCATCCCCGAGTCCCGCGCGTACCGGCTGTCGTCGTCGCTTTGTTCGTTCCGCCACTCCTGGACGACCCATCCCTGCGGGAACTCCGCGAAGTCGAACACGACGCCCTCCCCGCTCACCCCGGTGACGTCCCTGGTTCGGTAGCCGACCCCGGTCCGGGGCCGCTCGTCCTTTTTGAGGAGGCCAGCTTGCTCGAGCGGGACGCGGTCTTCGTCGTGGTAGAACATGAGGAGGTCCTCGCGGTACACGACCACCCGGCCGGTCGGGAACTCCACGCCGGCGAGGACCGTCCCGTCCGCCATCTCGTAGGGACGGACGGTGACGTTACTCGTCCGCACCATCGCCGAACACCTCCTGGTGGACTGTGTCGCTGATCGGCGTGCAGCTAGGGACCGGGATCAACAGGCCGCCGTGCTCGGCGGCCCCATCGTCGGTGGTCTCACCGTGCTCGATGCCGGCGGCCTCGAGCTCGCGGTGGATATCGCGGGCGAGCACCCAGGGCCGGGCGTTCATCCCGCTGACCCACACACGTCCGTCCTCAAGATTCATAACCGTGTTCGACCGGTCTACGCCTGCGACGGCTTCGGCGATCTCGCGGGTCACGCCTGCTCCACCCCCGTCTCCTCGTCGAGTTCGACGTCTTCTCCGCCGGCCTGGTAGGCGGCCCGCATCTCGCGGGGGGTCTCGCCGTAGCCCGCCGCCATGAGCTCGGCCATGACCGCGTCGGCCCCGTCGGCGTAGTTCCGGGAGCGGTTCTCGTCGCTCCGACGCTTCGTTTTGGCGCGGCCGGCAGCCCGGCAGACCTCCACGAAACTGACCGACTCGTCGACGCCGGGGTGCCAGCGGTGACGTGCCAGCCCCAATGTGACGGAGACCCCCATGAGGAGGCCGCCGACCCAGGCGAGCCAGAGTTCAAACACCGCTGACCCCCCGTTCGGCGTACCGGCCAATCATGCCGAGGGCGGCCCCGGCGATGAGGCCGCCGAGGAAGTACGCCGTCTCCGCTTTGATGTCCTCGAGGAGTTGTCCCTGGAGGACGCGGTCGCCGCGGTTCCCAACGAGTAGGGACTCATAGAGGAGGCCGAAGTACCGGAGGTTGCCGGCGGCCGCGATGGTGAAGCCGACGCCGAGGCCGGCCCCGACGGCGTGGGTTTCGGTGGCGTGTGAGAGGAAGCCGGGCCGGCTGGTCGCTGCCTCGCTTTGGGCTCCGGCCTGCTTGATGAAGCGGACGGCGTGGTCGATGCCAGTTAGGCCGGTGACTCGCGTGACCCCAGGATGGCAGACCCCACAGTCCTCACTACGCATCGCCGACCTCCTCGTGGGCTGGGACGTATCCGCGGTCGTTGAGGTAGCCCTCGGGGTCGTCGGGCGTATAGGGGCCTCGCCACTTCCAGGACGTCGTGAGCATGAGCACCCGGACGGTCTCCCGGTCGGTTATCACCGCGACCCGGGTGATCCCGGAGCCGTCGGTGTTGACATACGTCGTGGTGTCACCGGCGGCGAGCTCATCGATCACGTCGGCGATGGCGGTGGCCGCAGCCGGCTTCAGGGCCTGCGGTTTGAGCTCGTCGGCGAGCTGGCCTGCGTTCTCGAGGCCATCAAGGCCGGGGTCGCCGGTGTTGTTCTCGTCGACGGCGGCCGGGTCAGCTGCCATCAGCAGCCACCTCCCCAACCGCGTCCCCGTCACCGGTGTCTTCGGTGAGTTGGGTCTGGTTCGTCGGCGTCTCCTTCTGACGCTTGGCCTGATGGACCCGACGCTCGATCACCGGCTGGTACTCTTCTTCGAGCTCCCACAACCGGGTCTCGCGGCCGAGCTTGCAGGCCGCCGCACCCGTCGACCCAGAACCCGCGAACGGGTCAACAACGAGGTCCCCGCGCTCACTCGACCGCTCGATGAGCTCCTCGAGGAGCGCGACCGGTTTCTGGGTCGGGTGGACCATCTCCTGGTCTTCGACGTCGGCCCAGCGGGCTTCGGTGTACTCGAGGACGTCGTCCGGGTAGCCCTCGAGCGGGCGGGCTCCCTCTCGGACGGCGAAGAGGATGAACTCGTGTTTGTAGCCCCACTTCGGCATGCTGCCGGTTCCGAAGGCCGCGATCTGGCTGGCGTCCTTTTTGACCCACACGAGGTAGTTCTGGACGCTCCACCCGTGGGCTTCGATCACTTGTTTGAAGTCGCCGGCTGTTTTCCAGCTGGCGAAGCAGTACAGGTGCGCGTGGGCCGCGGCGACTCGGTCGATCTCGGTCATGCAGGCGTCCCACAGCTCGAGGGCGGTGTCGAGGTCGTGGTCGCCGGCGACCGACCCCAGGTGTTGGGTGTCCTTCACGCGGCCCATCGAGTCGGAGATATCGATGTCGACGCCGTACGGCGGGTCCGTCACGACAAGGTCGACCTCGTCCGCCTCAAGCCGCTCACCCATCCCGGCGACGGCCTCTTCGATGAAGACCTCGGGTTGTGGGGGTGCGGTCGGTGGGTGTTCCGTCCGGTCCCTGACGCGGATCATGTCCAGGTAGTCGTCGAGGTTCTCGTCGCGGGCGTCGAGGAGGTCCTCGACGGCCTGCCGCTGCTGTTTGCCCTGCTCGATGATCCAGTCGAACTCGAGGGCGTCAGCCTTCGGGTCGTGCTCGCCGTGGACCTTGTTCATCCGCTGGCGGATCATGCGGCGTTGGGCCTCCGACCAGTCCTCACCGACGAGGGCGGGCGCGTGGTTGAGGCCGAGTTCGTTCTTTGCGGCTTTCCAGCGGTGTTCGCCGTCGGCGATGAGGTACTCGAAGTCGTAGCTGTCGCCGGCGGGCTTCAGGAGGATGGGGAAGGTCCAGCCGTCCTGCCGGATAGACGTGAGGAGTTCGCTGAACTGGTCGTCGCTCATCTCGTTCGGATTGTCGCCGTCGACGCCCATCTCGGCGACCGGAACCAGCATCTCGGTAGGCCAATCAGGTCCGGGGAGGTCCTTGAGCCCGGTCATCCCGCGGCCCCCAGGGGGTCCGCGGCCGGCGCGTGTTCGATGGGCTCCCAGTACCAGCGTGGCGCTTCGACCTGGAAGCCGGCCTCGGCCATGACCACGCCAGTGGTTTTGGTGAGCGGGCCGTCGCGGTGATCGGTGACGACCCCGGCCTGCTCGAACACGGGGTCGCCCTCAAGCTCGCGGTGATCGCGGGAGCCGCCCTCGGCCGGCCCGATTCGGTTCTCTCCGGTGAGCGTGACCCGCCGATGGAGGTAGTTTCCGCCCCCGCCCGCCGCTCGCTGCTGGATGGCGTCGACGACGTCGACGGCCAGGGGGTCAATCCCCGCGAGCTGGTAGAAGGTGATTCCCGCGTACGACCACCCGTCAGTCCGCTCTTGCGTCACGGGTCGACCTCGAACGTGGCGTTCACCCACCCCATCGGCGGGTCGTCCTCGTAGTTGGCGTGATGCTTGAAGGCCGCGCCGGTGTCGACGCCCGCGTTGACCGACGCGGTCTCGTCGTACTCGTTGAGCGCACGCGCCACCTCGCCGACCTGCTCAAGAACGTCCTCGAGGTCGGTGACGTCCCGGAACTGGAGCTTGATGGTGACGCCGTTGCGGTCGCTGTCGATGGCAGCCTCGGTAGCATCGAGACGGTCTCGAATACGGTCCTCCGCAGCGTGTACGTGCCCGGCGAGGCCGGGGATGGTGTCGCTGTCCTCGTGGGTCCTGGGTCGGGCTTCCTGTGCGCGTACGCCCGTGAAGTCCCATCCCGGCCGGTGTGGTCCGGTGGTCGTGGTGAGACTGTTCGGTGTGTTGTCAGGGGTTGTTGCTGACGTGTATGGACGTACACATTACAAGTCTGTGTGCTGGTAGTATAATGGTTTTCCCCGGTGGGGGCGGTGGGAAGGGTTCGTGTCGGTGAATTTAAATTTTGAGTGGGCTGGACCGGGTTTGAACCGGTGTTGCCCCGCCTCACGGCTCGCGCAACCGTTACCCCGACTGGGTTGCCCTTTGGAGACGCCGGGTTTGGGTTAGTGCCGTCGGCCCGCAGGTCGACGGTGTCACGCTTCGCCGTTCAGGTGGCCGGGCGTGATCGGCCAACTACACTACCAGCCCATGTGGGGGTTAGTCGTCGGCGGGGGCCGGCTCGGGGTCTTCGGGGAGGTAGGGGTTTGCGGCGTCCTGTCCCTGTGCGTGGTGGATGAAGGCCTCGTGGCTGCTGATGGCTTGGATGCCGGCGTCGGTGAGGGCATAATAGTTCGAGCGGCGGTTGCGTTCGCCCTTTTTGAGGAGGCCGCGGGTGACGAGTTTGTCGAGGTTCGGGTACAGCCGGCCGTGGTTGACCTCTTCTCCCTCGGGGAGTTCGCCGACGCCTCGGTACATTTCGGTGAGGTCGTCTTTGATGGCGAGGCCGTTGGGTTGGTCGTTGTCCTGGCGCTCGCGGATGGCGACGTCCAGGAGGATAAGTTGCTGGAACGCTGTAAGGTCAATCATGTTACCCGTCAGTAGCTTGTGAGACAGGTTGTAAAAAAGTATCGCTGGGTCAGGACTCGACGACCGCAAGGAACGCGTCAGCCATCGCGTCGACGTAGGCCTCCCGATTGTCTGTTTCCTCGGCGATATAGTCCTCGGCCAGGTTGCGGATGGCCGCCCGGCCGTCGCGCTCGAGCCGCTGCCGGAGCTGCCGGAGCTCATCGGGCGGGACCTCGGTCCGGATGGCGAGTTCAACGTCCGACTGGAACTCTTCGGGTGACCCGGCCGGGACCTGGACGTCGACGGTCTCTCCGCTCATTCCCACTCCCCAGGCGTTTTGAACGCGGCGTGATCGCCGTACAGGTCCCGGGCCTCCCGGGACCATCGGACGAACCACAGGGCGCGTTGGGCCTGGGCCTGCTCCGCGTCAGCGTGCGCAGTCTCCAGGTAAGCGTCGGCCTCGGCTGCAACCGCGTCGAGCCGGTCCTCGTACACCTCGACCGGGATGAACACAAGGCCCTCGCTCTGTGCGTACTCGGCGACGTGGGCCATCAGGTCGTTGAACACCGGGAGCGCGTCCAGGGTGTCTGCCCAGGCGTGGTAGCTGATCGACCGGTAGGCCGAAGGGGAGCCGTCGTACTCGTCGTCGTGAACCGCGGCGGGGTCCTCGACGTCGTCGTCGGCCTGCCGTACCTCCGGCCGGAGCATCGGCGGAAACGTGTCGGTGGAGCCGCCGGCCTGGTAGGAGACCTCCGCCTTCCCGATGGTGAGCCAGTACCCCATCGTTACGCACCCTCCACGGGCATCTCGCGGGGGTCGAAGTCAGCCGCCAGGGTGAGCGTCGACTCGTTCATCCGCTCCTCGAGGTACGACTGCTCGAAGGGGAACGCGGCGTGGGAGCCGAGCCGCTGTGGGTCGCCGATGTACACCCACACGCCCATCGGGGCTTCGACCCGCTTGTACAGCCGCGGGACGCCCTCATAACTGTCGAGCTGCTCGAGGCGGGCCGGCGTCACCTTGTGAAGTTCGCCGGTGACCACGCCGTCCGAATCTGGGACCAGGGTCGGATACCGGCCGGTGTTGTCCGTTCGCCAGCCGGCGAGTTCGGCGTGGGAGCCCGAGCCGTCCTGTAGGGTCCCGTACACGAACACGTACTCGGCCTCGCGGTACGTGATCGGCGTGACCTCGTAGGTCTCGCCGTGCTCCCAGGAGCCGTCCGTGAGGGCGCTGGCGTGGGTCCCACAGACCGCAACTCCGTCTCGGTAGTTCGGGGCCCAGAACTGGGCCGTGTGGTCGTTCCAGCACAGCTGGCACAGTGCTTCGTCGTCGACGGGTTGTGTTGTGGTCTGCATAGCCTGTTACCTCTCGGTACAGTTCCCCGATGCAGCCGCGAGCGGTTAAGCGTTGTCGTACGTGTATAACCGTCAGGTGGATGTCAGACCCGTCCAGGGGCCGAAATAACATCGAGACCGATTTCAGTACGATAAATCGGGGTCTTTCCCCCGAGTGCGCTCTTCGAGCACATGGATCTTGCCAGCGGCCTTCTGGTAGCTATTATTCATCGGGGTCGTGTGAGATTTCCCGTACGCCTCTACGAGGTCGTCCTGGCTTGGGTCGTCATCGTGAGAGAGACCAAGACAGTGCCCGATCTCGTGGAGCACGGAGTTGATACTGTACCCGAGACCGCCGTAATGCCGCTCCTTGATACAGTCCCCGTCCTCCCACGGACGATGCCCGGTGGGGCCGTCGAGCTTGTGGAGGTTCACGACGCAATAGTGACCGCCGCCCTCCCCGTACACCCCGGGAAGGTGACCGATGAGTGCGTTCGCGTGCTTCGCTCGGTTCTCCGATGACAACTGATGCCAGTAGTACTCCTTGAACGCGACGAACCACGAGCCGTGGTGGTCACGAAAGTCCCTGTCGATGGGTAGCGGCTCGGGGTGGATGACGCAGTCGACCTCATAGTCAGTCCCCCACGCTTCCTCGTAGCAGTACTCCACGTAGGGCTTCGCCATCTTGCACGCCCACTCACCCAGCTCGTCGCCGACTCGCCAGTAGAGCCGTACTTCGATGGTCTCCTCGCCGACACCGCGATGCGGCGTATCGACGCACGGATTCGGCGGCCACGTGATATCCAGCTGCTCATCGCTCGAGCGATTCACGTCCTCGTCGGAGCCACCATCATCTTCTTCTTCTTCTTCTTCTTTCGTCTGTCCCGTTTCTTTTTCCTCGTCGGGTGGTGTGTGCTTTTCTCTCGGCGGGTCTTCCACCTCCGGTTTTTCCGTCGGCACATCCACCGGCTCATCCTCCTGCTTATCCTTCTGCTCATCGTCCGTGCCCGTGTCCGTATCGGGCGCACGCCGCTGTCGGAGGCGTTTGAGTACCAGTCGGACGAGTTCGACGAGGTTCATGGTTCGATCACCTTGTTGGCGAGTTCCGGGCGGGCCGCCTCGAGCGCATCAGTGAAGGCGTCCGGGAACTCTCGGAGCCTGGTGAGCTCTCCGCCCGCGAGCTTGGCTTCGCGGTAGTCGGCGTGCTGTTCGGCGAGGGCCCGCCCCTGCTCGGGAGACGCCGCCGAGCTCTGCTTGAAATACACCGGGACACCGTTGGCGCGGGCCGCGTCCCTCACTTGGCGAGCCCAGGCGTGGTCCATGTGCCGGCGGTCCTCCTCGGACCCGGACTCCCCGCCGATCACGGCCCAGTCCATGTGGGTGAGGGCCCCGAGGCTCGTCACCTCATCGACCAGGGGCTCGAAGCTGACCCACTTCACCGCGGCGTCGGTCAGGGCCAGGGACTGCGCTCGGTACGCCCGGTTCTCGTTCTCGACGCTCACCCCCATCCACAGGTTGTCCGGCCACCGGCCGTACTCTTCATCCCACTCGGTGATTCGGGGTTGCGTCCGGTGCTGACCGGTCTCGCAGCCGTGCTTGGTGAGGGCCTGAAAGACGTGCTGGTCGGCCTCCTCGATCACGTCCATGATCCGGTGGATGTACTCGTCAGGGACCAGGTCGTGAAAGAGGTCGGACATGGAGTTGACGAATATCCGTCGGGGCTCCTTCTCGACCGGGTACTCGAGGTGGTGCATCTGGAGCATGACGTTGTCCTCGGCGTTCTCCACTGTCCAGGGCTTCTCGGTGTGCTCGAACCGTTGGGACTGCGCTGCGGCGTAACAGTTCGCACACCCCTCACTGACCTTGTGACACCCGTGAACCGGGTTCCACGTGCTGTCAGTCCAGCCGATGTTGGTGTCTTGTGTTGGCATTTTAGTTACCTCCGTCCGCTCCGCAGTTCGGGCAGGGCCCGGGTGCATCCCGAATGGCGACGTCCTCGAGGAACGCCCGGTCGTCCCGGGCCGCGTGGCCACCGGAGACCTCGAGGCTGAAGCAGTCGTTTGGGCAGGAGCGGTCGACGGTCTCGCTCACGGGTGACCGCCTCCTGTAACCTGGTACAGCTCCGTGGGCTCCCCGTACAGCTTGAGCTCGACCTCGTCGGCCGCCAGATGCTCGTTCTGTACCCCGCCGTCGTTGTCATGCCAGATGGCGAACTTGAGGAACTGGCCGCTCGCGACGTCCTGGGTGATCGTTCGCTGACGGACGACAAACTGGGTGGCCTCCCGGTACTTCTCGGGAAGCCGCAACTTCCCGTCCCTCACCGGGAGGACGCCCGCGTACTCGTTCCGGTCAGTCGGCATCCGCTTCACCACCGTCCTCGGCCACGCCGGGCTCGGTGTACGTTTGGAGCGTCGGGTCCCCGCCGTCGTCCAGGAGCTGTTCACACAACGACCTGGCCAGGTTCACCGGGACCGCGTTCCCAATCTGCTTCACCGTCTCCGTCTTGTTCCCGACGAGTTCATACCAGTCCGGAAAGCCCATCGCATCGGCGAGCTCCCGGGGCTGCAGCATCCGGAACCGGACGTCCAAGCCCCACGGGTAGTGCTCGGGGACGACCAACGCGAAGCGGTCGCGGGTCGTGATCGTCCCAAGCGGCTCACCCGGGTCGTCTGGCGGGCCCTCGTAGTCGCACACGAAGGGGACGAGCCGCGGGGTCACCAGGTGACCGTCGTGGTTCTTCGCGGTCACCGTGTGGAGTGGTCGCTCTTCGGGGTCGTACGCGGGGTTCGAATGGAGCCCGCGGTAGGCCCCGTTCCGCGGGAGGATGAACGGCTGCGGCTCGATCTTGCTGATCGCGCCGCGGGTGGCGATGGTCGGGACCGGGTCCTCGGTGACGTCCTGCGGGACTGACCCGGAGTGCTGACCGAGCAGGTACGGGACCGCGAGCGCGAACTTCTGCCCGCTCGCGGTGATCGTGTCCATCGGCGCATCGACGGGGCGGGCCGTCGACGTCCCGTAGTACTTCACGAGGAACGGCTCCCCCCGCTCGGCGACCACCTCCTCATCGACGTCCTCGAGCTGGACCGGGTGTTCTTGCATCGCTTGGACGTCGGCCTTCCCGAGTTCATCGATGGCGTCGGCGAAGGGCTCGAGCCGGTCGTCGCTGTACCGGCGGATGCCCTCCGCGATACGCTGCATCGTGTTGTTCACGAGCGGGCAGTCCCGGGTCCAGATGCTGTCGCCGGGGTCCGACCAGTCGATCACCTCGGCGGCCGGCCGCCACGTGTCGGTCCTTGGCTGTTCGCCGTCGGGGCTGTGAGACGGGGCTGGGAACTCCGCCCGGTCCTTGAGCCGGCCGATCACGAAGAGGCGCTCCCGGCTGGTGGCGTCCCCGTAGTCGGCCGCGTTCATGGTCCGCCAGTCGACGCTGTACCCGAGGGCGTGGAGGCTGTTGATCCAGGCGTCAAACAGCTCCCCGTTCCGAGTCGGCTGACCGTCCTGATCGACCGGGCCCCAGGACTCGAGCTCCGTGACGTTCTCGAGGAGGATGTTCTGGGGCCTGACCTTCTGTGCCCAGTCGGTGACGTGCCAGGGTGAGGCGCGCTTCTGCTCGTCGACCGGCTTTCCGCCGCGGGCGTTCGAGTAGTGGGTACACTCGGGGGCCGCGACCAGGATGTCGACCTCCCCCGGCGGGGCGACGTCTGGCGGGTGGAGCTCCTCAACTTTCGCGTTGAGGTGGTCGGCCCACGGGTGGTTCTGTTGGTGGGTCTCGATGGCGGTCGTCCAGTGGTTGACCGCGACGAGCTCAACCTCCCGGTTCAGCTCCTCGCAGGCCAGTGCCAGGCCGGTGGAGAGGCCGCCGGCTCCGCAGAAGAGGTCGACCGCCCGGACGATGTCACTCATCGCTCGGCCTCCGTCTCGAGGGCGTCGGTCAGGGCCGCGATCTCCGGCTTCGTCAGCGGCCCACCGGCGTCAAACGGCTCCCGGAGCTCAAAGTCGGCGTCGTACGCGTCGACCAGGAGCTTCAAGAGCAGGTAGCTGACCTCGCCGTTCGACACGTCCTCGAGCTTCTCACCGGTCAGGCAGTAGTAGGCGCGGTGTTTCTCGTACTTCCGGAGCGGGTGGTAGCCCCCGCTGGCGTCGGACTCGATCAGTGACCGGACCCGGATGCGGTGGTCGCTCACCGTCGCGTCCTTGAACTCGCCGTTGGTCACCATGCTTCGATCACCTCTTTGGTCCCGTCCGGCTGGACCCGGCGTTCGTCGAGTGGGGCCGTCGCGGAGTAGTTGTCCGCGCAGGCCAGGCGCTTGGAGAGGATGCCGATCAGGTCCAATACCTGGGCCTCGGTCATGATCGTAAAGTTCCGGCCGATGGTCAGCTGGACCGACCGGCCGTGACCCTTCCGCTCGTCAGGGTCGTCCTCGCGGAGGTCCAGCCGCGGCTCACCGAATACCGCGGTGACCGTCAGGGCGTCGGCGTCGTCGAACCACTCGGTGTCGGGGTCGTACACCCGGATGCGGTTACTCGTCGATCTCCACCTTGGCCCACTCGTCTTCGTCGGTGGTTTCGTACAGCTGGCCGTCCCGAAGCTCCATGTCCAAGCGTTCGAGCAATTCGTCGGGCATCTGCGCGACCTGAAACGCCTCACGGTTCGACAGGAAGGTCTCCCGTACTGCTTCGGGATTCGCTTCGGCGAGCCGTGAAAGCGTTTCACCGGCCGCGGCCACCTTCGGGATATCCCCCGCTTCAAACGCCTCCATCTGAAAAATGCTGACTCCGCCGACCACCGCTTCGACGTGCGCATCCTCAAGGCCGGTGAGCGTTAGCTCGGTGTCACCCATCGTTTTGGCCTCCGTCGGCGGTGGCGTCGATCTCGTCGGCTGACGTTACCTCGGGGCCGTCATCCCCGAAGGTCCAGTTCTCCCACTCGGGCTCGGCGTGACGGTTCCCGGTCGCCTTCTGCAGGACGGCGTGCAGGTCGCCGTGCAGCCCGAGCAACTGCCTCTTTAGGTCCTCGCGGTTCTCGTCGGTAAGCTCCTCCTCCGGGATCTCACCCTTGATGGAGAGGTGCGGGTTGTAGTTCTCGTACTGCCCCGTCGACACCTTCTCGGAGGCGGAGACCGTGAACGACGTTCCGCGGAGCGTGATCCCGTCGTCACTCATCGGCATCACCGTCCCGGCCGTCCGACGACGTGGTGATGTCGTGGCCGCAGTGCGGGCAGCGACCCGTCGCCTCCAGCTCCTCGATGTCAACTGGGGTAAGCGTCGTAAAGCAGTTCGAGCACTCCGGGCCCGCACTCTCTAACCCACCGAGTTCTTGGTCGAGTTTCCCCGGATCACCGTAGTACTGTTCAGCGTCCTCGACCTCGAGGTCGACGTCGAACTCGCGGTTCAGCATCGCCGTGAAGTTCTCTCGGTCACGCTGGGAGAGCTCGCCCCACTGGATCACGTCTGTACCGTACGTATCACTCATCGTCCTCACCTTCCCCGGGCTGCAGCGCGCGGAGCCGGTCAGCCCACCCGGCCGCTTCGGCTTCAGTCAGCGCTTGCTCGAAGTCTATGGCCGCAGCTTTGGCGGTCTCACCGCGGCCCTCGATCAGGAGCTCGTCCTGGTCGCGGGTATCGGTCCCGCGCTTTACTTTCCCCCGGATCTTCACGCCGTGATCGAGCGGTCGCTTGTCTCCGAGCGGGTGACTGCTCGCGGCCGGGTCCACAGCCCGGGGCCACGGTTCGCTCACCGTCTGGTCGTTCGCTTCCTCGCCATCCGCCAGTTCCGCTTGGTTGTCGTCGTTCATGGGTCTAATAGGTGTTAGTCGTCGTCGGCATCGTGGGTGTACGGGAGGACCTCTTCGCGGACGTACGAGAGGAACTGCTCGGTGGTCATCTCGCCTGGGTTGTAGACCTCGACGTATCCCGAGGCCGCGATGTACGCCTTGACCGGCTCGTGGATGGCCGCCGGGTGGTACTTGAACCGAAGCTCGTTGAGGTAGGACTCCTCCCGGAGGTCCTCCCCGATGGCCTCGTCACTGGTGACGTTCTGGCCGTGAACGGTTCCCTTCTCCGCGGCGTCCCGGCGGGCCTTGAAGCCGACCGAGCCGACGTTCGAGAAGTTGTTGTCGCGGTAGAAGCTGGTCAGGCCGATCAGCTGCTCGCTATACTGCCAGACCGGGAAGTTCCATTTCAGGAACTTGAACGACCAGTCGGTCCACCCGATGGCGAATTCGCCCGGGACCATCGCCCACGCGGAGTAGCCCTCGAGTACCTGATCCTCGTGGGTGAGCTCAACGGTGCCGTCTTCGCTAATCTGGGGGACCGCCACCCGCTCTTCTGTCCGCCGGGCCATCTCGCCGGCGGCCCACCGCTGCCCTGTCGGGAGTGTCCCCTGGTCGGTGACGTTGACGGCCGAGCTCGGCCGGCCGTTGAGGGTGTTCTGTCCGGTGACGTCCTCGAGGCCGTCGACCCCGAAGCTGCCGTCGATGGACGCGATGCGGCCTCGGGTGATGGGTTTCATAGCCTCATCATACCAGTCCGACAACCGGCTTACAGGATAATAAAATTACCTGACACCGCTCGACGAAGGCGCTTCTGCGGTGTCCTGACTACAAACGGTGGAGCCGCGTCTCCGTCGATAAAATGAAGCGGGTGGGAGCTGGGCGGGCGTGGCCGCCCCGACTCCCGGAGATGCTCGGCGGGACACCGGAGCGGCCAGCTCCGGCGGGTACACCGAGTCCCCGGGCTCGTATCAACCTGGTCCTTAATTGAGTTATTACTACAATCAAAAAGTATTAGGGAGCCAACACGCTCGGAAAGTAGTTTACGAGGACGCCTTTTCGGCCTCGTGAAGTGAGCGGTGCTCGCTATTACACGGGTGTAACTTCTAAAGGAGATAACATATAAGGAAACCACCGTAGTTACACCGTTGTAACGAGGATGGCGAGGCGGGAGGGCAACGCCCTCCCCCACTTTCTGCAGAAAGGCGGGGCGGGGCCGTTGCTGGTTGTAATAGTTTAAATCAATAGCGGTTATGACCAGCCGCCATCTCATTACCGTCGTGTATGTGGGGTTCTCTCGTTAGACCGTGTTCGTCGGGTAGCTGTTACAGGTTAGGCGGGGAACCTCGTTACAACGCTGTAATGGAGTTCCGCTCATGGTAGCGTCACCGCGTCCGCGTCGACCAGCTTCACGTACTTGAAGTGGCTCCTGCTGTCCGGGTTCACCTTCTCGTGGAATTCGAACGCCCCGCCGGTGACGTGTTCTCGACCGTACTGATCGGTGACGCAGTCGACGTCGTCCGGGTCCTGGACGCTCAACTTGGCGAGCGTCTTCATCGCCCGGTACACCTCCACGTTCTGGAGGTCCTCATCGGTCTCTCCCTGCAGGTCGACCTTGAGGGCGATCTTGTTGTATCGGCCGCGGGTGTGGTTCGTTGAGATGAGCTGCCCGGCCGAGACCTTCTTCGACCAGTCGTCCCAGTTCTGAAAGATGCTGACCGCCCGGCGCTTCGACGGGCAGCCCGAGAGGAGCTCGGCCCGCTCTTCTTCGCTCATCTCGTTGTACTTCTCGAGGATGGTCAGATTCTCGTAGAAGTTGGTGGCCCGCGGGTCAGTCGTGTCCGTTCCGTTCACCTCATCCCGGAGTTTGTTGAGCTCCGCGAAGAGGGTCTGCTTTGTCCCGGTGAGCTCATCCCGGAGGTCCTGCACCTCCGCTTCGAGCGCCTCGTTCTGTTTTTGAAGCGCGTCGATCTGCTCTTGCGCGGTCAGGTCCGGGTCAGCTTCACCGTCCAGCTGATCGAGGACCTGCCGGTCTCGTTGCGTCAGTCCGTCGTCGATTTGGCCTTCAGTTACCACGCCTGTTACCTCTGGACCCGCCGAGCGACGGTTCCAGTCCCAACATTCAACAGCCCTCGTATAAATACCTAACTAACAAATAAAATGAATGCCTGACGGTTTAACAAGTGGCCCCGGGTTAGTCAGGAAACTCGAGGAACAGCTCGGTCGTGTGGGGGTCGATGGTGATCCGGACCTCGGTCCCTTTGGCCTGTTCTATCGAACTGTACTCCAGGTCTTCCAGAAGGGCTTTTGGCGGGATGGTGAGGAGGATGGTTCCGTGGGAGCTTTCTCGGATCTTTCGGGAGCCGCGAGCCATCGCGCCTTCGTCGAGCCACCGTTTGGTGTCTGCGGTGATCGTGAGTTCGCGGTCATCGAGGACGGTGAAGATGTTTGCGTGGTCATCGACCTCGAAGTGTGTGTTTTCGAGGTAGTCGGCCTGGAGGCTTACCGAAAGGCTGTTCCCTGACTGGTACAATTTCTTTCGGGAGAGCAGTATCCGGGGCGGGCCATCGTCGTCGTTCCTGACGTGTTGTGGAGTTGTACTCATTTCGTGGTCCTCCGTTATACTACGTGGTCGTACGTGCCGCGGATAGTTATATGCATCCTGTTGTCATGTAATTCGACCTTTACATCTGGGCTCATGCATCGAAGTCAGGGAAATGTAGGACAAATACCTTCACACCATACTAACAACGAAGAAATAATGACTCGTAACGATAGCTTACTCACTGACGCGAAGAAGGCCGTCGTCGATTGGGGCGGGACAGTCCGCCGGTCCTACGGCGACGACCACGGCGACTTCGCCTTCCGGTTCACGTTCCGCCGGGAGACCTTCATTGGGGTCTCGAAGCAGGCAGCCCACCAGGGCCTGGCATCGTTCGAGCAAACAGTCACCCGCCGAGCCGCCCACCAGGACGATCTCCTTGTGGAGTTTTTCGGCGCGGACCCCACCCTGGGGTCGGCGTACGTGTACCGGCCAGAGACCGTGATTGACGCGGGCGAGGAGAGCGTCGGAGACTCGAAGAAGGGCATCCGAACCGAGTGGTATCAGCTCCCACTCGAAAAGGGCGTCCTCCTCGGCGACTATGTAAGCGGCCGGGGCGAGCCCTCGAAGCCGACAGACGAAGCCGCGGGCATGGTGACGATCAACGACTTTGGCTGACCATCGAGCGCCGGGCCCCGGTCGTTATAGCTGCTCCATCACCTCGGCGGTCCGGTCCCGCTTGGCCTTCGCCTCCTTTATCTCACGGATACCGTCGACGTTGAGGTCCCAGGCCTTCCCCCGGCCGGCGGTGTTGACCTCCATAAGCACCTTCCGGCTGACGAGCTCACCGGTCGCGGTACTGACATGGGAGAGGTTGCTGATGCCGAGGCGCTCGCCGACCTCCTCACGGGTGACCGGGCCCTGCTCTTCCAGAACCGTCGCGAGGACGCCCTTCACGTACCGGGGGCTGGTCTGCTCGGCCTGCTTCGCCTCGTCGATCTGCGCCTGGACGACCGAGTCGGCGAGGAAGTCATCGTAGTCAGTCGGGACGTCGACGTCGCCGGCCGCGGCCCGGGCCGCCTCGAGCTCCTCCCGGAGCCGCTCGTTGTGCTCGCGGAGCTCCTCGACGACCTGGGCCTCATCCTCGCGGGCGTGCTCGAGGGCGTCCTCGAGGTCGGCCTTTTCTTCGCGGAGCCGCCTGATCGCCTCGGCCTGCCCCTGATCGGTCCGCGGGGCCTCCCCGCCGAACTGTTCGAGGGCCTCATCCGCGAACGATAGCAGCCGCTCCCGGAACTCCCGGAGCTCTTTCAGTTCGGCCACCTCGGCTTCGAGCTGCTCGACCCGGTCGGTCAGCCGGTCAACCTCCCTGCGGGCGTCATCCCGCTCGGCAGATACCTGCTCGATGTCCGCTTGGAGCTGGTCTCGCTCGCTGCGGAGGTCCTCAAGCTGCTCGGCGACCTCGGCGTCGGGGCCGCCGTTCCCGCCGGACTGTAGGGACTCGAGGGCCCGAGTCAGCCGCTCCTGGTCGGCGAGCTCCTCCTGCAGTCGGTCTCGCTCGTCGGTCAACTCCTCGACCCGGGTCTGGAGGCGTTCGAGTTCGTCCTGTCGTTCCTGCCGGGCCTCCTGGTCGGCTTCGACTTCTTCCTGGATGGTCTCGATGGCCTCCGATACCTCGGGTGGGGTCTCCGGCAGCTCGAAGGTGTCCTCCCGGGGGTCGGGCGAGCGACACCGCCGTACTGTCGTCGGCCCGACCAACTCGCCATCGGTCAGGCCCGGGCCGCGGCAGGCGATCTCCCCGGTCTCGAGGCCGGCGAGTAGGTCGGGGTCGCAGCGGAGGGCGTCGGCGGTGCGGTCGATGTCCTCATCGCCCGGTCGGTGCGCGACCCAGTCCCTGACGAGCTGGATCACGCCGTTGTGGAGGAACGCCCGCCGCTGGTAGGCGACGATCACGCTGATCCCCTTGTTGCCGCCTTCCGTTGCGGCCTTGATTATCTGGCCGCGGGCCCGTTTGACCCACTCGTCGATATCGGGGGTCGGGGCCGAGTTCTTCGGGGCCAGCCAGTGGGCCTCGTCGATCACGAGCAGCGCTGGCGTTCGGTCGCCGGCGCGGTACTTTTCGTGGGCATGGTCGTTGAGGGCTCGGACGGCCTTCGCGGCGGCCAGGTGGACTCGGCTCCGTTCGTCCTCGTAGTCGGCGTAGGTGCTGACGTCCAGGAGGACTTTCATGCCGCGGTCGAGGACGAGTTCGCCGATGAGCTCGATACTCTCGAGCGGGATGGTCAGGTCGATGCCGTCCTCGTCGCGGCCGCCGACCACGACGATGTTTTCGTCCTCGGTTCGGACCGGTGTGATCGCGCCGAGGCGCTCGACGATGAGCGTCGGGATGTTGACGTCGGCGAGGTCCTCGAGGATCACGCGGAGGGTGTTCGACTTTCCGACGCCGCTGGTCCCTTCGATGGAGAGGCGGTAGTCCGCCCCGGTCGTTGGGTTGAAGGTCAGGTCGCCGAGGTTAACGCTCGCCATCGGGTTCACCTCCATCGCGGTCAATATCCTTGCCCACTGACTGGTCAAACTGATTGTAGTGACCACAAAACGGACAAGACCAGCCATCCATTCCGGGGGCCATCGTTACTCCTTTCGGCGGCTCCCCACACTCGGTGCACTGTTCAGTGCCGTCCCGGCCGCGGTAGGTTCCGCCCTGCGATTGACCGTCAGGCATCGTCGGCTTCCTCCGCTGCGGCGTCCGCCTTCTCCGCGATGTCGTACAGCGTGTCTTCGAGGTCGTACGCGACCTCCTCCGCCTTTTCTATCATCTCCTGTACCTCGCCGTCGTCCGTGGCGTTCCGAGCGTGCATGAGTCCGCCCTGCGAGTCGTTCACGTGGCTCGCCGCCTCCCGGAGGTGGTCGCCCGCGCCAGAGCTGTCACTTTCGTCAACCACCTCATATGTCTCTCCGTCACTCATCGGCGGCCTCCCGGTCGAGGGCCCGGGCCACCGCACCCCACGGCTGCTCCATGATGAAGTCGATCATGTCGCCAGTCCCGGTCCGGGTCGGGTTGAACGGGGGCTGGAACCGGGAGGCCACCGCGATCACGAGTTCCCGGTCGCCCTCGATGTGGCCCCTGATCGTCGAGCCGTTCCCGTCAGGGGCCGGCTCGGTCATGTCGACCCACCAGACCCGGGCCTTCGCGCCGGCCTTCTTGGTGTACACCTCGCCGGCGTCCTCGAGGTCGTGGAGCTTGTTGTGCGCCGTCGCCTTGGCGCAGCCGACCCGGTCGGCGACCTCCCGGTTCGTCAGGGGCTCCGGGTACGCCTCGGCGAGGGCCTGGACGACGTCGTTGTCGCTGTACTTGTCCTCGAACTTCCCGCCTTCGCCGTGGGTTACCCCACCGCGGACTTCACCTTCAGGCATACACGGTTAGCTTACGTGTACAACCCTATAAAGTCTGCTCGTGTGTAACCGTCAGGAAACACACCGGACGCCAGTTAGTCGGCCTTCGGGTCCGCGCCAGCCGCCGCGGGCTTCCGGGCCGTCAGCACCGCAACGGTCTCCCCCTCTTCCCGGATCAGGAGCGGCTGGTCGGTCATGGCCTCGACGTGACTCATCCCGGCGTCGACGGAAACCGCGACGTCGTCGCCCGCGGTCACCTCGAGCCCGGCGGCCGCCTCGGTCACCGTATACTTCTCTCCGCTCGGGTGCGGTTCGGCCGTGACGATACCGGTCTGGTGGTTGTAATGGACGAGACTGGCTTTCATCATACCGTCGCAACACCCCCGTCGGGGATAGGCGTTCCGCCGGTGCTCTTGACGCAGCCGTCGCCCTCGGTGATCCCGTGCCGGCCGCTGTACACGTACCCGGTCCCGTCGCGGTGCAGGACCGTGATCGTCTCCCCGGTCACCTCGCCGGCGAGCCGGACAGCCTGCCGGAAGTCCCGCTCGGGGATCAGGAGGTCCTCGAGCAGCCGGGCGATGTAGTAGCTGTCGCAGCGGTCACCGTCCGGAGCCTCCCACCAGGTTCCGTTGTGCGCGAGCGCCGCGACCGTCTCCCCCGCCGGGCCTTCAACTGGGAAGGGGTGGGCGTTCGCGAGCGTTATCTCACCGCGGGTGGCAAAGCGGGTGTGGCCGAGGGCCGCGACCACCTCGTCGTTCTCGTCAGGGGCCGCCGGCGGGAGCTGGCCGAGCCCGTGACCGGTGTGGAGTTCAGCGTCGTCGGTCGCGACCGCGAATCCCCAGGAGTGGCCGCCCGAGTGCTGTTCGTTCTCGCTGCAGGCCCGGAGGGCCTCACGGACCGCGTCGGGGCCGCGGTAGATCGCCATCCAGCACATGGGTTAGTCCTCCTGCGCCGGGCCGTGGTCCCAGCTGAAGTCCCCGCGGTCGGCGTCGACGTTCCACAGGGCGTCGGGGTTGTTCTGGGGGCCGTATTCGTCCGCTCCGCTGCGGACTAAGACGTGGGCCCGCTTCCGCCAGGTCCCGGGGGTCTGCGGGTAGGCGACCATGATGGCCCGCAGGACGTCCCACATGGTGTCGAATTCCCGCTGGTCGACACCTGGGAGTCCGCGGTCTTCCTGGAAGGTGATCCCGCCCTCGATGGGCTCTTGCATTGCGGTGAGGAGGCCCACCTCGGTGGCGCGCTCGTAAATCTTCTCGTAGCAGGCCGTGAGGGTTTCACGGTGGTTTTCGAGCTTCGGTGACCAGCCGGCCTCGATGGCGCAGCCGGTCATCCGGCGGATCAGGAGGAGGCCGTTGAGGGCCATCGTCGGGTGCGCGTCGTTGGCCCGGAGCTCGATGGTCAGGGGCTTGCTATCCTGGGCCGGGTTGAAGGTGACACTCTCGTAGCTGCGGTTGTACCGGCTCGGGTTGTTGACGCGCTCCTCAACGGTGTCCTGGCTGTACCGGGTGAGGGTCCCGGCGGCCCAGTGCTCGACGTTGAGCTCGTTCCCCCGGACGTACCGGGTGCCGTCGCGGAAGCCCTCCTCCCAGTTGTGACAGAAGAAGGGGGCGAGGAAGGGGAAGGTCTCGACGACGGTGTTGTAGCTGATGGTCCAGGCCTTGACGTGGTCGGTGAATACGTCGCGGGCCACACAGAGGTGGACGTGGGAGCCGGCTCCGGCTGTTCCGTTGCTGCTGTGCCAGTTCCAGGTGACTTCCTCGTCGCGGGTGTCCCCGTAGAAGCGGTTGAGGATGGTCTTGGTGTTTTTGTACGCTCCGATGCTGGTCTCGCGGGGGCCGCTGGCGTCGTTGTGCCAGCTGTCCAGGGTGCCCTGGCGGTTGTTCATCGTGTAGTCTCTGACCTCGTCGGCGAGTTCGTCGGGGAACTGCTCGATCTCCATTCCGTGTGTAAACGGGCTGCGTCCATCTGTTTTCATAGCCTGTTGACCTCCTACATGGACGACAACGACAGGTACTCCCTTAAGGGTTGTCCCTCGTGTTTAACCGTCACGTAATGCGGTTTCGGCCATATTCGGGAGCAGAAAACGATGCCCGCCATCGCGTACGCGATCATGATGGTCGTCCGCCTGCTCGCGCCGGCGACCGCACCCCCCGCGCACCGCCTTCGTTTCCTGACCGGTCACCCAGCCCAGCTTACGGTTAACCACGACCCGTAACGGTTAAGCCCCCTCGCGCACATAATCGAGATGCACACGGAGGTAACAGGCATGGCGACAGCACACCGACGACTCCCATCAGACGCACCGACCCACCACCTCCCGGACGACCTCCCCAACGTCCCGTCCAGCTGGACCCACATCACCGACCGCAGCGACCTCTCCTTCGGCGAGCGGACCGCCTGGGTCCACACGGAGACCGGCCTCCGGGTGAGCGTGAAGCGTGACCGAAAGCCCACACAGATGCACACCCCGGAGACATCGACGGACGACACCGGCTTCGTCGGGTACGTCCGCGGAACGTACGGCGGCCAGCTGACCAGCGACCTGGCCGCGAAAGTCTGCGCGTACGAAGCCGCGGTACGGTTCATGGCCGCGTACCCGGACGGCCAGTACGAGGTCCCCGAACCCACCTGGGGGAACACGCCCATCGACTGGAGGCCCACCGATGGTTGAAACCCGGGCGACCACCCCCCCGGAGCTCATGGATGCGTTGTGCGAGGCTGACAACGTGACCGGCGCAGCGGTCGCCGCCCCATTCGAGACGGACGATGGGGTGCACGCCCGCTTCGGGCTCTACGTCGGTCCCTCGGAGGATGAGGCGGAGCTGCAGACGTTCGAAATCGACCGGGAGCAAATCGAAGAGCTCTCGGAGGTATTTACCAAGATGGCCGAGGAGGCCTCCGGGGTAACAAGAGGTGAGGGCGATGAGTGACGACCAGGATTTCCCCGTCCCAGACGGATGGGAGCTCGCCGAGGACGATGCGCGGCCCGGCGAGCCCCTCCACGCCGGAACGCACACCATCGTAAACCGCGGGAACAACCCCCTGCAGCAGGGCGAAACCATCGCCGTATGGGCCGACCACCTCGAGAAAGACCACGGATTCAGGACCTGCCGCGCCGACTTGCAGGTGATCGGCGACGACGGCGACGGCGATATCTTCGCCATCCACGGGGGAGAGGAGCCGCTCGAGGCCTCGCGAGTGTTCCGGATCAGGGCCGACCTCGCAACACTCACCATCGGATACGTGTACGCCGTCCCGGGGTACGACCACGAGGACGGCGTCCTGACTGTCAACCGGGAGGTGAAGGTCCACGGCGAGGACGCGCTCACTATCATCGAGGCCCGGTCACTCGGCGGGAAGCAGAGCTGGGCCATGATATCCGGGACCGAATTATGAGCGACCTCGGCGAATTCGGCGTCGACATCCCCGAGCCCGAGCCCGCGGGTGAGGGTGATCCCGGCGAGGACTCGGGCTCGTCGAGTCGGCGGTCGTACCCGAACGGCCGCTGCCCGGCGATCAACGTCGGCGACCGGCAGCGGTGTTCCGCCCCCGTCAGCCGGATGCACTCGGCCGACGGCTTCTGTGGGACCCACGGCCATGCGGCTGATCCTTGGACCGTTCACGATGAACCCAGGTGGCTTATCAAGGTGACCGGGTTGAGGGCCGCTCGCTGCCGGGCCGTGAAGCTCGGTGGTGACCGCTGCACGAATTCCTGCGGCCCGCTCGAGTACTATTGTGGCCGCCACGAGGAGTGGCCTCACGACGTCGTGAGCAGCGAAGAGCTGGAGTCGGGGGAGCTGGACGTCGACCGCATCCAAGACGCTCTCGCCGCCGTACAGGATGGTGAGGACGATGCCTGACCCGGAGGCCCGCCTGGAGGTGGCCGACGCGATCAAGGCCCACCCCGAGGCAGAGCTCGTAGACTTCACGCGGGACGTGTACCGGACGCTCTTCGTTCGCGTCGACAGCAAGGCGGCCCGGGACGACGTGATCGAGCTCGGGACCGAGGCCGGGTACACCGTCCGGGACAGGCCGGCGGCTGCCCAGCTTGTGTTCGAGGCCCCGTCAGGAGCCTCGAGAAAGGTCCGGATGGGAGGTAACAGGCTATGAAACTTCCCTCGGACCGCATCGTTTCTTCGGGACTCACCCGTAAAAAGTCTGGGTCACGTCAGGCAGACGTGAGACCAGTCCGAGGTCCGAATGACGACCCGGCCGAACCCCAGTTCGAGTGCAGCTGCGGCGCCAGGTACTACGGCCGAAACGCCCGCGATACCTGCTGTGGGTATCACCTCCTCGGAACTCGGCCGGGAGGAACCGATGAGTGAGACCACAACCCCCGGGGTTGAGCCGGAGGATCACCGCGAGCAGGTCGACTGGGTGGCGATCTCGAAACACCACGGGACGCGCCGCCGGCTCCACCGCGTCGACGAAGATCCCGCCCCGGACGAGCTGGAGAACGGAGCGGAGTGTACGGTGGCCTGCGAGACCACCCTCACCGATGCCGACTCGTATTGGCAAGCGAAGCCCGCGGGCGTGTATCCGCCGGGCTACCACCCCCTATGTCAGGCCCCGGCCTGCTTCGGCAACGACGGAGATGGTTAGTAGGAGAGGTTCAGGGCCTCGACGATCACGTCCTGGGCCGTTTTGATGTACCGGGCGATCTGGTGATCGTGGAAGCGCTCGGGGTCGAGCGGCTTGTCAGGATAGTATTTCTCCTGGAGCTCCCGGCCGTACTCGACCTTTATCTCCCGCATCGTCCGGGTCTGGAGGTTCCCATGCATCTGCCGGGTCTGATACCAGCGAGTGACGGCCTGCTGGAACGGCTGGAGGTCCGGCTGCATCTCGATATACGTCTTGAGGCTGATCGACCGCTGGCCGCATTTCTCCGCGAGCAGGCTGGAGGCGACTATCCACCACCATTCTTTCCCCTTCGACCGGTGGACCTCCCCGAAGTCGACCAGGACCGACGCGATGTTCCAGGCGTCAGGCCCCGCCCGCCCGAGCCGGGCCTGCAGCTCGGAATGGGTGACCATCGGCCGCTCACCGGTGACGATCTCGAAGTACGCCTCCGCGACCGCCTCGAGGGCGACCCCGCGGCTGGTCGCGTGGTCGCGGAGCTCATCCAGCTCCGCAGCGAAAAGGCCCTCGAACCGCCGGAACACCTCGTCGGCCGACCCCGCCCCCTCCCGTCGGCGCATGGTCAGGCCCATGACCCCGCCCCAGAGATTCCGCGGAGCATCGTCAGTCGTCCCCTCCGCCGCCGGCGAGCAGGGTGAGGCCCCCGATCAATAGGGTTGCCTCCCCACCGGTCACCATGAAGAAGAACACCTGATCGGTGAGAGAGAATGCATGACGTGTACAATAGAAGGAAGGTCGGGGATATTTACTTTACCGTACAGCCGGGCTCGCCCCGGTCAATACCAGGTGTGTTCGGCTCGGACCCACTCCCCTATCCGAGACGTTGTATCCAGGGGAGCCTCGTCCAGGAGTCCGCTTGGGCCTTGTAGCCTGACTGAATTTTGGATTTGGCCCTCCGGCCCAGTAATTAACAGGGTGTAGCCATCTGGCGATTCCGAACCATCGTCAGGCTGGTTCTGAACCGCCCACTTCATTCCCATTGAAGACATAGAATCGTCCCACCGATACCACTCGTCCCACGTATCCCCGGGCTCCGGATAGTAGTTGAGCCCCGAGGTGGATGTCATGTATTCGTTTCCACCTGCGCTGATTTCACTTTCCAGAGCGTAGGTTCCCTGGTACACCGGGTCTGTCGTGATTGAGAAATTGTTGTTCGGGTCCTTGTAGGCCGACAGGCTCCCGCTTTCGAAGTCGTCAATCACGGTTCCGTCGCTGGTCCGGCAATCATCGTACCACATGAAAGCCACGCCGGTGCCGGGGTTCGTTATCCACGCGATACCGCCCGACCGCCACGTCGTGTCTCTGCCCGAGAGGGAAGCGAGTTCGTTCCCCGCGCTGTCGTACACGGTTACCAGGAGGTTATCGCCGCCGAGGCCGGTCCCGGACTCGTACACGAGCGTCGAGTCGCCCGCGTTCGGGACCGGGTCGCCAGAGGCGTACACGTAACTCGTGTCCCCGTGGAACCCGGTCTGTATCGCGCCGCCTTCTTCGTAGATGAAATCGGATGACGCCACGGCTACGTTGTGAGGCTGATGGACCGGACGACCGGGCTGTTCGTCGGGTCGGCTACTTCAGGCTCGGGCTGCACGCGGAAGTCCGTATGCGGGTTCGACCACGAGAGGGAGTAGGATGACGCGCCGTCGAGCGTCTGTGTCACCCGTTCTTCGCCCGCGGCCCCCGGACTCCCGATAGCGGTTACGTCTATACTTTCCCCATTCAGGTCGTAGTCGAGGTCGGTTAGGTCCGGTTTCCCGGCGGTTGAGACCGTCTTTGTCGCCGTCGTCAGGTAGCTCCCCTGCGAGATATACAGGTAGTCGCTTACCTCCTGCGCGGAGAAGCCCCGCTGGAATAGCAACACCTCATCAATCACGGCCTGGCTGTAACTGTTTGACCGTTCACACCAGATAATCGGGTTTGAATTGCTGGCCCAGCTGAAGGTCGTGGTTTCCTGCTGGGCGCCGTCTTGGTACAGGGCCGCGCTGCCGTCACTGCCGTCCCGGGTCACGGCCATGTGGTACCAGGTGTCCGCGGAGAGGATGCCGGAGTTCAGGCTGTTCCCGTAGCTACCGTTCGTTCGCTCACCGAACCAGAGGTGTTCGGTCCCGTCTCCGGTGTACGACCATCCCCAGCTTTCGTCCTGTTGGGTTCCTCCGACGTCGCTGTACTCCTTGTGCAGTATTCGTTTTGACCAGTCGTTGACCTTGATATCGAGTGGCTTAATCCACATAGAGATGGTGAAGCCCCCGCTCCCGTCGAGGGTTGCGGAGTCGGGGACCTTGATATAATCGTCCGTCCCGTCGAACTGGTAGGCGGTTGTTTGCCCGAACCCGGTCTGACTCTGGCTCGCCCCGTTTACGGTCCCGTCGTTCCCGTTCCCGGAGCGGTCGTTGAGGGTTCCGCCCGAGTCCTCGTCGTGCGGCCAATATGCACCGAGGGCCGACCCGCCCGGGTCCTCGACCGGGTAGCCGAGCTGGAGGAGAGAAGCGTCCGACCGGTCCGCGACGGTGTCGTGGACGACGCCCTGCCTATCGACCGCGTTATCCCAGTCGGTCGCAGTCTCCCAGGTGACCGTCTCGGTGAACTGTACGTTGGCGATGCCGTTGAGGTCCTCAAGGGCCATCTTACAGGCTCACCTCGCTCGGGACCGGGCCCCAGGTCACTACCGCATCCCACGAGCAGTCGCCGCGATCACTGCCCTCGAGGTCGTGATCGCAGCCGTGGTACCCGAGGACGTACCAGTTTACGACTTGCTGAAGGACGTCCTCGGCCTGACCGATGAGCTCCCGTTTGGTACTGTCGAGCGTGAACCGGAAGGTTCCATGCAGGTGAGTCGGAGCCGGCTGCTGCTCGCCCTGTACGACGTCCGTGATTCCGACACGCTCGGCCTCGAGGACCTCTTCGTGGGTGTCGATGTACCGTTCGACCGCGTCTCGGACCTCCTGAAGGCCTACCGAGTCGGGGGATTCGGCCCGGATTTTTAGGCAGTGAACCGTCATTTTAGACTATCTCGCCCTGCGCGTCTGCCGAGACGTCCTGACTCGCCCCGGTTCCGGCGTTGAAGTTCCCGTTGTCGATCAGGATGGCGACAGTCTGCGCACCGCCGCTCGTGTTGCTGTACTGCGCGAGCGGGTCACCGGTCTCGTGAGCCTGGACCGTCCCGTCACCCGCGATTATGGTGGTCTGCTTCGTCGCCACGCCGGAGTTGTCCATGGTGGCGATCACGAGGTCCAGGTCGCTCGGGGCCGCTTGCCCGTCGGCGAGAATGAGCCCAGCCTGGAGGATGTCCAGTCGGTCACCATCCGGGACCTCGGTGACGTACACGACCCCGGCGTTCCCGGAAGCGACCGAGCCGGACTCGTCAGTGCTGAAAGACTGCGTGTTGACCCCGACCGCGGCGGCCCCGCCAGCGGTATACCAGTCGGACCCGTCACTTTCGAGAAGCAGCTCCGCGGAGTCGGACTCGATCATCTTCGAGGAGCCGCCGTCGATGGTCTCGGTCCCCTCGGTGTCGATGGTGATCGGGTTATCGCCGGCGGCCGCCCCCGTGTCGATCACCATAATTCCGTGACCGTCCTGCGCGTCAGCCGAGGCCAGGGTGACCGTGAGTCCGCCGGTCCCACTCGGGTCCACGAAAAGGATGTCCTCGTACTGCGTCGTGTAGTTCGCGGTGACCGCGGCCGACTTCACGTCACCCCCGACCCGGCGTTCCCGGCCGTTTTCATCCAGGGAGTACAGGAAGTGATCGTTCTTAAAGTACGTTTTATCGTACCCGGCCGCCGGGTTAGCCGGCGTCGGTAGGTGGGCCATGACTTGCGCGGCGTCCCAGGTGTGCTCACTGGTCCAGGTCGGCGTGATCGAGAGGTCCAGCTCGGTGTCGGTGACCCCGTCGGTGGCGATGCTGACGGTCGCACTTCCCCCGAGGCCGATGCTGACGTTCGTGGTGGTGAGGCCGGTCCCGGCGCCGACGTCGACGGTACTGTTGGCCAGGTCGGAATTCTGGAACGGATACCCGTTGACGTTGAGGTCGGTGGCCGGCGCGAGCGGGTACGCGCTGATTTGGGCGGCCTCCTGGAGTTCGTCCAGCGCAGCATCGACGTTCGAGACGCCGTAGACGCCGGTGTCGTCGTCGTAGTGAACCTCCTCGGCCTCGTTCGAAAACTTCGCCCGCCAGTTGAGGATGTTCGAGTTGTCGATATCGGTGGCGCCGGCCGGAACGTACACGATGGCCAACAGCAGCTCATCGCCCTGGATATCGTCAGCGGTCGGGTACAGCTCGGGCGTGCCCTCGTACACGGTCACGGAGGTGGTTGCGGTGTCGAACGCGACCGTGTCCCACCGGTCGTCGGTCCCATCCCCGGTCGAGAGCGTAGCCGCCGGCGAGGCCCCGCCGTAGGTGTACTCGGTGGCGAGGTAGTAGGCGGTCCCGGCCGCGACGTCGATCTCCATCGCGTTGGTCCCGGCGGTCACCTCGAGGTCGCCGTTCGAAAGGACGCCGTTCCCCGCGAGGGACTCGCTGATCGCCCGGAGCTGGACGTCGAAAAGGGGGTGGCCCTGGGGTGCTTGGAGCTTCGGAGCGGATGGCATCGCTTACCTCGTAGATTTGTACCCATACCCCGCTGTTATCGGAGCCCCCTTCGCCCCGGTTAGATGACGCGGATCTGCGCCCCGCCCTGGAACGGGAACGCGTCGTTCTTCTCAAAGGAGTCGAATACCGACCGCCACACCAGGTTCCCGTCGAAGTCGAATACTCCGAGCTCGGTGACGTCGACCGGCTGCGTGGCGGGCTCGTTCTTGTACCACTTCGTGTGGGCCCGGACGGTCTCCGTCCCGGAGTCCCGGGCCGCCCGCTTTCGGTCCTCCTCGGCGGCCAGCGAGGAGTCCGACTTCGATGGAGAGGCCGTCCCGGTCCCGAAGGCCACCTCGTACAGCCCGACGGTCTCCGAGGCAATCTGGATGGCGTCAGCCATCCCCTTCTCGCCGTCGGCCGTGACCACCGAGTCCCCGATGCCGGAGCCGTTAAACTCGAAGGTAACCCCTATTTTGAGCTCCTGATCGGCTGCCGGGTCGACCGCGGTGGTCGTCAGCCGAGCCATGAGCGTCCCATCCTGATCCTCGACCCCGTACTCGGTCACGGCGTCCCCGAACTCCGAGAAACGATACAGAGCTCGGGCCCGCGTCACATTCGAGGCGTCTTTCACCCCGAACGCGAACACCCCGTTCGTCCGAGACCCAAGTGATTCGTCACCGACCGCGGCGTCAGATCCGCTGGTCCCGACCGCCAGAGCCGCGAGCCCGACCTGCCCGCCGGTCAGGGCGTCGATCACCGTCCCGCGGCCGCCCTTCGTGAACTCCCCCGACGCCTCGACGTCGGTCTCAAGCGTCCAGCCCCCGCGGTGATCGCCGAGTTCTCCCCGGCCCATCCCGTGTGCGGCGTCCGGGTGGCCCATGATAAGCGACGAACGGAGCGGTCGAGTGTACACCTCGATGGCGACGGCCACCTCCACGGTGTTCCCCGTGAACACGTAGTCGCGGGTCGCGTCACTGCTGACCTCGATGGCGTAGCCCTCGAGGCGCTTCCGTCCGGAGCGGTTCTCCGCAACCGTTTCCTCGATACGCCGGGGCATTATTGGGTCAACCCCTCCGGGACCACCGAGACGGTTTTCGGCGTCAGGGTGGCGATGGTGACGTCGGCGCTCGTGAGCTCACTGAACGACCAGGTGAACTCGACGGTGGTGGACGCGCCGCCGGCCAGATAAATCGGGCCTTTGGCCGTTGCGACCTGGCCGTCGATCTTCAGCTGCGGGTAGGCGTCACCGCCTACCGCCCCGATGTTTTCGACGTCCGCCGATATATAGATGGTCTGGTACTTGTTGGGGGTCTGGTCGTCGATCTGGAGGTTGCTGTACGACATGATCGCCTCGTCGGTGACGACCGAGCCGGTCTGTGAGAACTCGATACGGTTCCCATATATCTCGACGGTCGCCGGCGGGAGGTTCACCCCGCTCTTTGAGACCGATTCCTGATCGTGGATTTGGATGCCCGCAGCGGAGTCACCGTCGTCGGTTTCTTGGTCTCCGGTCAGCCCGGTCCCGGTGTTGAACTGGGTTTGGAGCTCCTCGTACGATGAGGAGTTGTTCTGGACGTAGCCCTCGAAGTCATCGTACTTCGACCCGTCGCCACCGGAATCTTCGAAGTTGTTCTTTATTTTATCGATGAACGCGTCGGCCTCGAGGGACTGGAAGCCGTTGTCCTCGAGGTAGGTTTTGAACTCCGTGAACGACGAGATATTCTCATCGTTGCCGTCGCCGTCCAGGTCGTAGGCATTCAGGTCTGCCTGGAAGGTCGAGTAGTTCCCGACGTTGTCCTTGAGGTTCTGGATTTCTGACGTGGCCTGGTTTTCGTCCTGCTGTGGGTTTTTGAACCCGAGCCACACGAGCTTCTTGTCTTCGGAGAGACCGTCCGCCATCAGACCCGTACCCCCATATCCAGGGTGACGACGCCCGCGGAGTCGATAGTCGTTTTGTTGACGACGAAGTCGCCGTCCACCGACTGCGGCGGCCACTTGACGTACACTGCGTCCCCCTTCGAGAGCCGCTGGAACTCCGTGTCGGCGACCGTGAAGGTGGCCACCGTGTCGTTCCAGGCGTTCGCCTCAAGGTATCCCCGCCCTCGGTCCTCGGCCTCACCTGGGGTTTGGATCTCCTCATCGACCAGGGGTTCACTCCGTGGAGCCACCCCGTAGAAGGCGATGGAGGCCGGGTCACGGAGCGTCCGCTGGATGTCACCCGCCCCTTGGACAGTCACCTTGTTGTCGATAGTGTCGTACTTCGTGTTGAAGTCCGCCTTCGTGACCGGGGTCGTCCCCCTGACGAGCTGGAGGGCTGGCCCGCTCCCGCCGCCTTGCTCGAAGTGCAGGTCGTCGTTGCTGTCCAGCCAGGAGGTGAAGCCGGCCTCGGTTTGGAGGTCCTGAAGGAGCTTGAGGGCGCTTTTATCCGTGCGCCTGGTGATCGACCGGCCGGTGTCCTCGACGTTGGTGACCGAGATATCGGATTCCCCGCGGTCGGTCAGCTGGAACGGATAGGTTGCGGCCCAGTCGACAACGAGGCCGATGTTGTCAGTCGCCTCACCACTGATGTCGAACCGGTACTCGAGCGTGCCGTTCGAGCCGAGGTTGCCGCGCGTCGACGCGTCGGCCGCCCGGAGCTCATACTCGTTGAAGTCGGTCCCCCGGTACTCCACCTCCCACATGTACTGGTTTCCGGCGTTGTCCCGGAGCTCGATCTCCCCGGTCACCTGGTTACCGGGGTCGTTTACGAGCAGCCGGGTGGCCAGCTTCAGCACTTGCCCGTCCCCGGGGATGGCCGTCGACGGAACGTTCGAAAAGGTGAGCGTGTAGCTCCCGGTCGCCCCGCTCGGAATACCCGCAAAGAGGAGACCCCCGCCCCGGTCGTGTATCTGTTTGGAGTTCAACTCGGCGCGGTCGAAGTATGGCGTGTCGGCTGCCCACCCGGTCGTTGAGTCACCATCGTGGACCGTCACGCGGCCGAGGCCATCGGCCTGCTTGGTGACCGCCTCCCGGATGACCTGGCCGTCGTCCATATCGTAGAACACTCGGTGGATATCCAGGTTCTTGAGTTCGTACCGGGTGTCCAGGGCTTCGATCTTAACGTCGCCGTCGTCAGACTTCGTGGGCTTCCCGGTGACGTACCCGTTCCAGTCCTGATTGTTCGGCCGGGTGACGACCACCTTGTCCCCGGACCCGAATGTCACCCGGTTGAACTGCGTATCCCCGACCACGATGGTCGCTTTTCCGAGGTCCCCGGTTTGGGAGCCGGTCTCGACGTCGATCAGGGCGTCTGGCTGTTGGCCGTCGATGGTGACGCTTACCATACTTAGTCGTCACCCACGTACACGTCGGCGTGCGTGAGCTCGAGGGTGAAGGTGTACTGCTCGCTCGCGGTCTTTCCGCGGTTTTCCGTCGTGGTCAGCTTGCTCATCATGACCCCGATGTCGCGTGGTCCGATCACGACGGTATCGAAGCCGTCGCTCGAGTCCGGCTTCCAGGTCCGCATGGCGTGTGCGAGCGCCATCTCCTTCTCGGTCGCCCGCTCCCACGTCGAGAGGTCGATATCGGGGTACCCGCCGCCGGTCGGATAGGTCCCCTGTTGGGTGTTCTGTATCTTGCCGTCGAGCTTGTAGTTCTCGAAGCCCAGGTTGATTTTCTTCCCGGTCATGTCGCCGGCGACCCCGAGGATGCCGTCGGTCACGAGGTTGTTTCCCATCGACCGGTCCCACTTCTCCGTTTTGAGATTGAAGGTCTCCGAGCCGTCGTTCCGCGTTAGTTCAACGTCGAGGTCGGTGGTGTCGTCTGGCATGAATATTCACCCTACGAGGGTCGTCAGTTTGTCGCCCTGGCGCTCGGCGATCAGGTCCGCCAGCAGCTCGATCACGCCGCGGTCGAGCTCCCGGACGTCGAGCTGCTGGTCGCCGATCTCGATGGTCTGTTGCTCGATGTTCACGACGGCCTGCTCACCGCCCCCACCGCCGCCGCCGCTGCTCCGGAGGGCCGCGAGTATGTCCCGGGTGACATCGGCCGGGAGGACCATCTCGCCCTCGTGGAGGATGGCCCCACCGCCCTCCTGGACCATCCCACCGGCTTGAAGCTGCGGGAAGTCGAACCGTGGGCCGCCGACGCGCACCGTCGGGGCCGCCC